ATTCCAGTATTCTGGCACCCTTACGGGCTCCAATTTTGTATTTTTTGTAAATTTTATTTTCCTTGAACTTTCTATAGCGGAGTTCACACTGCTTCCGCTTAAAACCTCCTTTTAGAAACCACAGTCATCCATCAAAACCATCTCCTCATCATCATCTATCTCCTTCTGCTGATGATAGGCCTTGTCCAAGACATTCTTCTTAGTAAGCTCCATGAACGTCGGGAACCCCGTTAACAGGTCCTCCTTTGAGATACTATGCTGTCGCATCTTTCGAAGATCCATGCGATCTTGACGGTCCATGATTGCTGCAATTGCCTGCTCCTCATTCTGGGGCATTGTCCTCAACAATTCCTCATAGAAAAACTTTAGCGACTTCCATGCGTCATAATTCGCACCATGCGTACCATAAGCGTGTCCTAACACTGACAGCATCACGTCAAGCGTATCTCGCTTCTTTGGCGTACGACCCCACACCGCACGACATATAAACTCCCGCGTCTCCCTAAACGGCAGAAACTTACACTGACCTGGTGTTATGTCAGGGTTCAGAATGACTTGATGTTTTAAGAACGTAGTCCCACGCGTCACAAGCCACCCATTGGCAACTGTAGAACAAAATGGAACACCATCCTCAATGTCTCTTAACTCAACGTCAAAGGACTTCTTTAAGAAATCTGCAAAAGCCACAGCTGAAAAATAGGTAGCACCCAAGCCTTTTCCTTTATTCCAGTTGTGATCATCCCCATAAACTATTATTCGAACCACTTTAATCAATTCCTTATGAAGCTGGACACGGTGCTCCTTCGGAGCACTCATAACCTGCCAAATTGCAAACAGGCAGAAGTAAAGCGCCATGATCCACGAATCCATATGAGACGTATTGTAGCATCCAGAAGGGACACCTCCCCGTTGAATGCCCCATATCTCACCAAAGTAATGCGTTATTCGGTTAATTATTGCTTTAATAAGAGCTTTAATGATTTCCGCTTTAATCTCGTAGTCCTCGGTACTTGGATCCTCATGCACCAACATGGAACTGTAGTACAAATTTAAGAAGAACTGCTTCACATTCATGTCAAACTTATTCACATCACCTCCACAGATGATGGGATCAAAGCAATTCTCCAAAAAGATCCCTAAGCATTCCGCCAAATAGTCCATCCCACCTCGACCAAAGGAGAAACCTATCTGAATTACTCTTCCACGCTCTCGCATCATCCGCAGCTTCGACACAAACCGCTCCACTATGATAAAGTTTGAG